ATGGTTAAAAGCAAGAACAGATGTAAATGAAGAACATAATCTTTATGATACTGAACGTGGCGCAACAAAACGCTTAATTAGCCATGAATCTTTTGCAGAATCAACAGAGTCACAAGCATTAACTTCATTTAACTCAAATGGATTTAGTGTTGGCACTGTTAATATGGCAAATAAAAGTGGACATGATTTCGTCTCTTGGACATTCCGCAAAGCCCCTAAGTTTTTTGATGTTGTGACGTATACTGGGAATTTTACAGCAGGTACAACCATAAGCCACAATCTTGGTCAGACACCAGGAATGATAATATTTAAAGATACTTCTAACACGAGAAATTGGTATATTTATCATAGATCTTTAGGTAAAAGTACTTTTTTAAGCTTAGATCAAACGATAGCATCTTTTTCTAATACCTTCATGTTGAACAACACAGACCCTACCTCTACTGAATTTACTCTTGGAGAGGCAACTAATACAAACGCTAATGGTGCAACCTACGTAGCCTACTTATTCGCACACCATAATAATGACGGTGAGTTTGGCCCTAATCAAGATCAAGATATAATTAAGTGTGGGAGTTTTACTACTGATGCAAATGAAGACGCTACTATTGACTTAGGGTTTGAGCCACAATTTGTAATGTTTAAAAGAACAGATAGTTCAAGTGGCGGTGATTGGAATGTATATGACGCAATGCGTGGGATGCAAGGTGACTTTCTTAGCCAAGCTGCGTTGTTAGAGTGGAATACAAGCGATGCTGAAGATAATACAACTAACAGAATTGCGGTAACACCAACAGGTTTTAAGATAGACAATTATGGCGCAAATCGTTCCTACATCTACATGGCAATACGTAGAGGCCCACTTGCGCAGCCTACCAGTGCGACTAATGTGTTTGCTATTGATAACGCAGGTGGAGGCCCACCTACTTTTACTTCTGGTTTTCCTGTTGATATGAGTATTTATAAAAACGTTGGTTCTTCAGGTGATTGGAATCTGTTTGATAGGCTTCGTGGAGATTCTAAAGAGTTAAACACAAACTCTACTAACGCAGAAAGCAGTAATGCAGGTACATACTATAACCAAGATTTAATGACAGGTATTGGAACAAATACTGGTACTGCTACTGATGCTTACCAATGGATGTGGAAACGTGCACCTAGTTATTTTGACGTGGTTGCTTATACAGGAACAGGAAGCGCAAGGACGCTGAACCATAATCTTGGTGTTGCACCCGAAATGATTTGGCTTAAGCAAAGAAATACAAGTCAATCGTGGGACGTTTATCATGCAGGAATAGACGCATCAGCTCCACAAGATTATTACGTGCAACTTGATACTACAGGCGCTAGATCAAACAATTCTAACAGGTGGAATGATACTGCGCCTACTTCAAGTGTGTTTACGGTAGGCACAGCAGCTTCTGTAAATGGGTCTGGTGATACCTACATAGCTTACCTTTTCGCTACCGTGGCAGGTGTATCCAAGGTGGGAAGCTATACTGCTGATGGTAATGCGCAGAACATTGACTGTGGGTTTGGCAGCGGTGCTAAATTTGTACTTATTAAACGCTCTGATAGCACTGGAAATTGGTTTATTTTAGACACAGCGCGTGGAATTGTAGCAGGGAACGATCCTCTGTTAGAACTTAACTCTACTAGCGCACAAGATAGTGGCTACGACAACATGGACCCCTACAATGCAGGTTTTACTATTACTGCATATGGTGGGACATCACCGTATCTTAACATTAGCGGAGCCACCTACATCTTCTACGCAATCGCAACATAAAGGAGTTTAGTCATGGGACTAATAAGAATAAGAGAAACAGGCGAGGTGGTGACGGAAATAACTTTCCGCACCATGCACAAGAAAACTCGACCTGTTTTAGAGTCAACGCTTACAGCGGAGCGTCTGGATGGACTTGGTGCAGATCCTGTGATGGAAAGTGCTCAAGCCTCAGTAACACCACCATACGAATTTAGTTTTCGCTCTGGTGTGGAGCAAGATTCTAACGGCAACTGGATGACAGTCAACTCTGTTGGGCCAGTGTTTACTGAGTATACGGACGATGATGGTAAAGTACAAACGGTTGACGCACAGACCACAGCTTATCGTGCCAATGTTGATGCCAAAGCAGCCGAAAGCGCAAGAAACACTAGAACAGCATTTCTTGATGAATCTGATTGGACTCAAATGGCTGATACTGCTTTGAGCACAGAAAAGAAAGCTGAGTGGGCAACGTACCGTCAAGCATTGAGAGACTTGCCAACTGCATCAGGATGGCCTCATACTCACACCATGCCAACGAAGCCGTCATAATGCCTAAAGATACAACACAAGAAGTAGCACTTACTACACCTGACATAAACATTCAGCTTCCACAAGCGAAGCCTGAGTACAAATCTATGTTGGCAAATATACAGGAAAAAGCGCCTGCAATCGCACAGGCATCTAGTAACTTCTATAAGTCACATTCCCAGATGATGAGCGTAACGCTCGATGTCACGGCTATTACTCCTATCCGCTCTATCAAGCATAGCTTGGCTGAGATTGAAAAGACTAAGGCAGCCTTGCAAGAAGGCTACTTCAAGATGAAGAAAGAAGAAGTAAAGCTCAAAAAGCTAGAGCGTAAGCTTAAGACTGAGACAGATGATCTTGAGCGTGAGATGCTTGAAGTAAAGATAAATGAAAAGCAAGCACAAGCGGCAAGCTCTCGTGGCTATGTAGAAGGTGCGGTAAGAAAGCTAAACTTCTTTACTAATCAGTATGACAACCTGATGAAGAAGATCGGTAAGGACGAGCTTACTGAAGAAGACTACGAGTTAGAAGAAGTTAAGTATCACATTATGACCTGCATGAAGCAAGCATTAAACGCAGCTAGAAGTCGTAACGGTCAAATAGATGAGGGCAATCTTATCTACATCTTTGATCTAGGCATTAATGCAGCGCAAGCACAGGCAGAGGTGTTTTCGTATTTAAATTGGGAAAACGAGATTATCAAACAAGGCAAAGCACCAGAGCATCACCACACAGTGCAGTGGTTAGAGGCGTGTGCAGAAAAGTGGGCGCACTGCCCAACAGACTTTGCAAACAGTCGTGGTTTTGATATCATGGACAGGACATCTTTGACCAATACTCCACAGCTAGAGGATAAGACAGATGGCGCATAAAGTAGTAAAGTATAGACTTGAGGCAGATGGCACAATACCAACATGGTTAAAGTTTGGTGTAACGCAGTTAACAGGTGGTATGTATCCAGTGGCCGATAGTGGCACCGCTAGTCCACAAGATTGGATTATGATTGGTATATCAGACGATGGTGCAGATATATCTGGGGCAGTTGAAGAGGTTACATCTAAAGAGAATCTACAAACATATTTAACTGCACAAGCTTCAGCGGGTGGTTGGAAAGATTTAGACGCAGAAGGCAACGAAGTTTCTTTTGATGCTGCTGCACATGCTCAACGTGTTTGGGATGATTTGACCGCACTTAACTCATAGGATGCTAGATGCCACTAACCAAACTTCAGTTTCGCCCAGGTGTCAATCGAGAAACTACCTCTTACACTAATGAAGGCGGTTGGTTTGACGTAGATAAAGTGCGTTTTCGCTTTGGCATGCCTGAGAAGATTGGTGGGTGGGAGAAGTTTACACCTGCATCGTATTTAGGGACAGCAAGGGCTATGCACCCTTGGGTGGGTTTAGATAATAGCCGACTTATTGGCATTGGCACATCCCTTAAATACTATATCAATCAGGACAGTGGTTCTTTCAGTGATATTACTCCTATTCGCCTTTCGAATGATCTCAACAACTCGATTTCGATAGGTGTAGTCGGAGTTTCTGCTTCCACAGGTGTTGGTGAAATAACTAAAAATGACAATGTTGCAACTAACACAGGTGTTAGTGGGTCAGGAGTTGTAGGTTCTGTTATAGTAATAGGCAGCACAAACACAGTTACAAATGAAATAATTGGTCTGTCTGCACCCGGTCTTACGGCATCCGTTGGAGAAGTAACTGTTGCAGGAAATCTTGATGAATCTGTTAGTGTAACCGGAGTTTCTGGTACTACGTCGGTTGGATCAGTAGGTACTTCAAGTCAAAACGTAACGGTATTTGACGATCTTTCTTTCTCAGCGACAAACGGTTCCTCTACAATTACTGTAACTGTAAATACAGAACACGGCGCAACAACAGGATCTTTTGTAACGTTTTCTGGTGTTAATAGTTTAGGGGGTAACATAACCGCAGATGTAATTAATCAAGAATATGAAATAGCATCGGTTCCTTCTTCACTTACTTTTACATTTGTTGCTCGACAAGCGAATACATCAATACAATCCATTACCGTAAATGGTCAGCTTGTGCCGACACCAGTAGTTGCAAACAGTTCAGACGTAGGTGATGGAGGCTTAACCAGTGTAGCTAGGTATCAACTTAACGCCGGATTAGATTCAGTAGTATACGGAACTGGATGGGGTGCAGGAACTTGGGGGCGTGGGACATGGGGTAGTGCCTCAAGCACTAGCATAGAAACAGATACACTACGGATTTGGACTCACGATAACTTTGGTGAAGACCTTCTTATTAATGTGCGTAATGGTGGCATATATTACTGGGACAAAACAAGTGGTTTCACTTCAAGAGCGGTGTCTTTAGATTCTTTGACAGGGTCTACGAGCGCACCAACCATAGCAAAACAGATATTGGTATCAGACCGGGACCGACATATCATAGCGTTTGGTTGTGATACAGAGGCTAATCCGGGTGTCCAAGACCCGTTGGCTATACGATTCTCGTCCCAAGAATCTTTAACCGACTGGGCATCCACAGCGACCAATACAGCAGGCGAGTTGCGTCTCGGTTCTGGTTCAGAGATTGTTTCGGCTGTAGAAACAAGGCAGCAGATTTTGGTGTACACCGATGAATCTTTGTATGCCATGCAGTTTTTAGGACCACCATTTACCTTTGGCGTAAATCTTGTGTCTGAGAATATTACAACAATGGGGCCGTTAGCTGCCATAGCTGTTGAAGATAATGTGTTTTGGATGGGACTCAAAGAGTTCTATGTGTATGGTGGTACGGTACAAAGACTTCCATGTTCAGTAAGAGATTTTGTATTTGATGATTTTAATCTGGAACAAAGAGAAAAGGTTGTAGCTGCTACTAATACTGCGTTTTCCGAAGTTTGGTGGTTTTATCCGTCAGGATCAAGCACGACAAATGATAAATATGTAGTTTATAACTACGAGCAACAGGTTTGGTATTATGGTACACTTGCAAGAAGCTTTTGGATGGATCGTGGTATCTTCGAAAATCCTATTGCAGCAGGGCCAAACAACTATTTATATACTCAAGAATCTGGATTTGATGACGATGGGTCTGCACTTACTGCGTATATTGAATCGAGCCAAATGGACCTGGGAGACGGAGATCAGTTTTCTTTCATTCGTCGCATAATACCAGACTTAACATTTCGAGGATCGACAGCAGGCAGCCCTGTTGCAAATATAACAGTAT